CACGTAGTTATGGCTGGTATCCTTCGGGAAATCGATATTACATTTACCATGCCCGATAAAACATCAGACCCTAGGCCGTACATGTCTTTGCATGAATTAGACTTTCTAAAGAGAGGATTTAGGTGGGAACCAGCCTTGAATAGATATGTTGGACCGTTGGCGGAAGAATCTATCATGAAATCATTGCATGCCGTAGTGAAATCAAAGGCGCTTACTCCTAAGGAGGTAGCGTGTCAAAATGTTGACGGTGCCTTACGTGAGTGGTTTTTCCATGGCCGTGAAGTTTTTGATAAGCGTTTGGCGCAGATGAAGCAAATAGCTGAAATAGAAGATCTGCCATGCACGACATTGAACCTAGACTTTGATGAGCGCGTTGTTCGTTGGAAGGAAAAATATAGTGTTGAAGATGAGAACTATCAACCGCATTCTGCTAGTGAATCAGATGACAGTGGTTATACCATTGATTGTGATTACTGGGGGGATTCTACGGTAAGTGAAGTAACTGATCCAACACCAGTTTCCCAAGAACTGACGATAGTTAACTACGTAAAGTCTATGTTAGGTAAGCCTGCATATGAGGAATATACTATTATTTCGACACAATGTGGCCAAGGAGACTTAGCCTATGTTACCGAAGAGGCTGTATTAGTCATCGAGTGTAAACGCGTTGTCGGGCGCGAAGGGATGATGACCAAGGTCGTGCAACAAGCTGTGCGCTATACTAATATTTGGAGTGCGATCTTTCCTACTCGTACAATTTATGGAATAATTGCTACAGAGTATGGAATGCAATTAGTGCACATGCATGGGGATCCCGTGTTCCCCGCTCCATACACGGATTTTCTTGAGACTGTACCCATTATGTGGTAAGTCTCATCCCCGACCACCATGTCGTTAAACTGGGCGCGGCGCGCGTGAGTGTCGTAGTTCTACGGAAAAGCCAAAATCACACTTATCGTATTGGTTACATACAAGTTCGTATTTTAGCCCGTTTATTACGACTTGGAATGCTTGCGATAGGAATGGGGGGTATTGAAACCTGAGTGCTATTTAGTTACCGCAGAGTCCCACTGCAATAAAACGTGCGATAGGAGTGTCCTTTGAGGCAAGGATGCTACCTGTATAAATAAAGCGTCTCACTAACACTTTTAATAAAGTAGAGTCTGCTGAGGACTTAAAATTCAGCGAGTATGTACCACAGGCTGGCGAGCCTGGTACTACCATTGCCCAAGGTAGTGGTCAAAAGTTGGAATCCATTACTGGATTTTCCGACCAGTTGGCTGGTTGGACTACCTCCATAACGGAGAGTCGCGACGCTACGTATAACTTAGCCAACAACAACGATTCAGATTTAGGAGATTTCTTAGGTCGGCCCGTTAAAGTTCTTGAAACTCAGTGGGTCGTTGGACAGCCTTTGTTTGAGAGATTTAACCCGTGGGAATTGTTCTTAGCAAATGCTAGAGTTAAAGAGAAAACATCTTATTATGAATTGTTGCGTATGAATTTGCATGCCAAATTTGTTATTTCAGGAACAGGATTTCACTATGGCAGGGCTATTGTATCTTACAATCCCTATTTGTATGATGAAGTGACGGTGGAGAGGAATTTCTTGGACAAAGATATTATCGGAGCGTCTCAGAAACCTCATATATTCTTGAACCCTACAAATAACTCGGGTGGTCAGATTGACATGCCATTTTTCTACCACAATAATTATATATCCTTGACAGATAATGATTCATCCATGATGGGGGAACTTGTGGCAAAGTCATTTGGCAACCTTAAGCACGCAAATGGAGGAGATGATCCGGTCACTGTAACCGTGTTCGTATGGGCATCAGATGTTACTCTAACTGTCCCGACTAGTCTTAATGCTCTTGCAGCACGCGACTATTCACCCCAGTCTGGGAAAATGAATGCTGCAAGTGACGAATACGGCAAGGGGATCATTTCTAAACCTGCTTCGGCAATAGCTCATGCAGCAGGGGCTCTCACTAATTTACCTAGTATAGCACCGTATGCAAGAGCTACTGAGATGATGGCTAAAGGTGTCGGTCAAATGGCATCTAACTTTGGATATTCGCGACCACCAGTAGTTACAGACATGGTTTTACAAAAACCTAGTCCTACTGGTAATTTATCCAATACGGATGCAGCTGACGCTGTTAATAAGTTGTCTTTAGATTCAAAGCAGGAGTTGACAATAGATTCTAGAACGGTTGGACTAGATGGTCAAGATCAAATGGGTATAGTAGATTTCGCATGTCGTGAATCTTACTTAACCAATTTTTCCATGACCTCTACGCAAGCTCCCGATACCCTTTTGTGGAACTGTAGAGTGGGTCCTTCCCTATATGATTCTGTTCCAGGAGTGAGCGCGGAATTACACGCCACCCCGATGTGCTATTTAGCGCAGGCGTTTAAGTATTGGCAGGGTTCCATAAAGTTTAGATTTCAAGCTGTCAAGAGTAATTTCCATAAAGGAAGAATTCTTTTGCGTTGGGATCCTAAATCGCATGGTAGCACTGTCGAATATAATACTGTATATTCGCGAGTGATTGATTTGGCTGAAGAGGATGATTTTGAAGTGGTCATAGGATGGGGTCAGTCTCAACCTTGGTTGCAGACTGAGGTTATGTTACCTGTCAGAGTCGACACTATTCATAATACTTCGCGTTTATCAACCTCATTTGACAACAAATGGAATGGAATACTGGAAGTGGATGTCGTGAATAGCTTGGTAGCGCCAGCACCAGACACGGATATTTCTTTTAATGTCTATGTCTCTTGTGTGCCTGATATCAAGTTTGCTTCGCCAAATCCTTCCACACTTCATCTATATTCTTTGTTCCCAGAGCTAGGCGATCCATTAACAACTATCCCTGAGGATAGGGAGGAGAGTGCAGCTTTACCTTCATTAAAGGACAAGCCCTTGTCTGAATATAAGCGTCGGAGTACCGGTTATACCGGCTACTGTCCGCAATCTGGAACAATAGAAGAAGCTCCATCTGGGACTACTATGGGAGCAACTGATATACCTGTAGACCCTGGGGGGATTCAGGATATAGCAGTTACTTCTAAAGAGATCGATCAGACTATGAA